GCCGGAACCTTGCCGCCAGAGATGGCCGAATTGGAAGGGGCCACGCCATACCCGGACAGGCAGGCTATGGAGAAGTGGCGTAACTGGCGCAACCTCATCATTGACGTGGAAGGCATCGCCAAACTCTCCGGGGCTCTGGATGAGATGATCGTTTGGCCGGACGGCCTGCACAGTCCCTACGACTACAAGACGCGGGGAGCCGCGCCGGTCCCAGGGGCCTCGGAGCAATACTACGGCTCGCAGCTCGACATCTACCATTTGCTTATCGAGCAAGGATGCGGGCTCAAGTGCAACGGCGACGCCTACCTGGGCTACTACTGGCCCGACACGGTGAGCGGTCACGGGGATTTTAAATTCCATACCTCGGTCGTGAAATTGGCCAGCGACCCAGGCCGCGCGGTCCAGCTCGTAAAGGACGCGGTGGAATGCCTGGCCAAGGACACCCCGCCCCCCTCCTCAGAGGCGTGCGAATACTGCGCCTACGTCAACGCCAGCCGCCCCCATGAGGATAAAGTCGCGGCATGATGAAGGCCAAAGAGGAATTGAGATTTTGGGGCGGCTTGTTTCTTTTCTTCGCTATGTTCGGGGCGATGCTGGTCGGGATATATTGGTGGAGCTGCCACGCCGGGCCATTCAATTGAGCGTCTTGATATCTTTTTTCTTGATACTTTTTTTCCTGGCCGGGTGCTGCACCTATCAAGGTAAGGCGGTATCCAAGCGCGACGCTGAGGCGATGAAGGCTCTCGGCATGGAGGTTCAATGCCACTAAACACCGATGAGATAAAGGAAAATTTCAGGCGCGCGCTCTTGGACTACCGTGATCGGTTTGGCCTGGTCCAGACTCAGGCGCTCTTGTTACACTTGTTCGCTGAGTGCGAGGAATTGAAGAAAAATTCAGTCGCACGGAACTAAAACATTTGGTCTTGGTCGGGGAGATTGCATCCCCACGGGGAGTTTCGTTGAACCGATCAGGGCCGGTCCCTTCGCAGGAGGGCGGTAAGGTATCGCGCGAGACTCATAACCTCGCCTAAGCCGGTTCGATTCTGGCTCCTGCAAATTTCACGAACGTCCGCATGGTGGTGGTTCCCCATGATCGTTGCTGGCAGAGTCGGGCGGTATGATCCAGCCCCAAAGTGCGAATGGAGTAAATGCGCCATGAGAAAGCCGGGAGGCAAAGGCGAGAAAGCGGGACGAGGATAGCCGGGGGTTAACCGCCCGGAAGGATATTGTCTCTGCTAGGTGATCGCACCCGCACGGACCAGGCTTGACAGGCCGGAGAGACGGTCAGTTTTTAATTTACAAGAGCTGAACTTTTTTGCACAATAGCGCCGGAGGCTATCAGAATGTCCAAAGCTCCGGCCAAACCGCCGAACGCTACACTCAATTCGTCTCAAGAAAAACCACAAACCTTTGTGCGTCCGACTGTGCGCGTCATGCGCCTGGCCGATCTAAAACCCGCCCCGTACAACCCCCGCACCATTTCTAAAGAAGCTCAGGACGCCCTCACCGAATCCTTGCGCGAGTTCGGCATCCTTGACGATATCGTGATGAATAAAAGGACCGGGCATATCGTGGCCGGGCATCAACGCTGGAAATCCCTCATGGACTCCGGCATCATAGAGGCCCCGGTAAAAGTGGTGGATTGGGACTTGGCCAAAGAAAAAGCCGCCAATCTTACCCTGAATAATCCCCACGCGCAAGGCCAGTTTACAGACGGCCTCCAAGCCATCATTGACGAGCTCAAAGAATCCATGCCCCTCGTTACCCATTCGACCGGGCTTGATCTCCTCTCGCAGGACGGCGATGACACGCCGCTCTCCACGCGCGGGATCACGCGCCCACCGGCGATGACCTGGGTCTTGTGCGGAATCCCTACGGTTAAATTTGGCGAAGTGGTAGACCTGGTGGAAGGCTTGAAAAAAGCGACCGGCGCGCAAGTCCACATCAGCGTATCGGACCAATGAGCGGCACGCAGACCAAGCGGAACAATTCAAACCTCGGAATTAAATTACGGCTGCGCGAACACTTCCTTGACCGCTACCACGCCGACAAGAGCCCCATAATTTTTGATGCGTGCTGCGCCGATTCTGTGCTTTGGAATACGCTCAAAAAAAGATATAAATTCAAATACTGGGGCGTTGATAAACGGAGGCTATCGTCGGACATTCTCAAGATCGACTCGACCCGCATCCTGTCTATGGATGGTTGGGATTTCGATATCATCGACATCGACACTTGGGGAAGTCCGTTCTCACAGTGGTTTCAAATCCTCCCGCGCATCACAAAACCCATCACGGTATTTTTAACCATCGGCTCGACCATGCACCACGGTTGCGCTACCAAAGAGATGATGCCGGCCGCTGGCCTGGGCGAGCTCACGCGCTACATGCCGGAGAGCTTTGGCCTGTCGCTCTCTCCTCACCTTATTGATGTGGCCCTTGGCCGCATCTATAGCCACGGCCTCAAAGCCGTGGAGTGTCTGCAAGGCAAAAGCGGAAACATGACCTACGTCGGAATACGAATGGAGAAAAACTAATGTCTGAGAAAACGGCTATCGCCTGGACGGATCACACGTTCAATCCCTGGATGGGATGTGTGAAGGTAAGCGACGGATGTAAAAACTGCTACGCGGAAACGCTGACAAAAAATCGCATGGGCTTAGACGTGTGGGGCCTCACGAAAAAGCGCCAGCGCACCAGCCAAGACAATTGGAAAAACCCGCACGCCTGGAATGCTCAGGCCATCAAAGACCAAAGGCAGCACCGGGTTTTCTCTGGATCACTCTGCGATATTTTTGAGGATCACAAAGATTTGAAGGCGATTCGCACGGACCTGTGGGCCACGATCCGGGCGACGCCCTATTTAGACTGGCAGCTCCTCACCAAACGCCCGGAGAACATCCCCCTATTCCTGCCCCTGGATTGGGAGGACGGCTTTGCAAACGTGTGGCTCGGAACCTCCATTGAGGACATGCGCGTGGCCTGGCGCGCCGACGCCTTGCGGAAAATCCCGGCCCGCATTCGGTTCATCTCCTATGAACCGGCCCTAGGCCCCTTGGACAAGCTCAACCTCACGGGCATCCAATGGATCATCTATGGCGGGGAATCCGGCCCCGGCTACAGGGGTCATGACCTGGCCTGGCCGCGCGCGATGCGCGACCGCTGCAAAAAAGAAGGGATCGCCTTTTTCTACAAGCAATCCCCCGCCTGGCGTACCGAGATGGGTATCACGCTCGACGGTGAAACGGTTCGGCAGTATCCAAAGTCCGACGCCATCCAGTCGGAATTACAATTCGTCTGAGTTCTCTAATTCGAAAGGAGGGTACACACAATGTCATGGTTTAAAGTAGACGGAGATTTACCCGGCCATCCCAAAGTGCTGCGCTTGGCAGCTCTGACAGGCATGGAGCCGGACCTGGTGGTAGGCAAGCTCAATCGGCTATGGGGATGGGCTCAAAAGTATGCGGAAGATGGCGACCTAAGCCGGTTCGATCCAACCGAAATTAGCCTGGCCCTGGGCATCCCCCCAGGGATTGATTTTCTCAAAAATCTAATCGCGTGCGGCTTTGTAGATTCCTATCCGTACACCAGAATTCATGATTGGTGGGACTACATCGGGCCATGGCTAAATGCCAAGTATAAACGCTCACCGGCAAAATGGAAACGTATAAGACGCCTCTATAATACGCCAGTTTCTCAACACCGCCATGTAACTGTTACAGCACCAGTGACAGAACAGTTACCTAACAGCGACGTAACTGGAAAGATAAGAGGAGATGTGATAAGAAAAGACGTTGAACTACAAGACCCCCTTACCCCCACAAGTGGGGGCCTTGCTTCGCAGGAAAATCACCAGCCGGAAGGAGACACCGGCCAACCCCCAAACGCAGAAACCCCAAGGCCCGCAAAAAGAAGTCTTAGAGCCTTGGGGTTAAACCCCAGGGCCATTGCCAAGGCGCATCAAAAAGCCTTGGAGATGGAGGCCAAACGGCAGGCGGCTATAGCCAAGGCTGAGGAACGCCAGCAGGAAACAGTCAGCGACATGACCGACGAGGAGCGCGACGAAATTATGCGGCAGAATGCCCCGCATCTCTGGATGATGCGCCAAATCCGAAAAGGCAGGATCGTTGATATTAAAGTCATCACGCCCGACGTGGTAGCCGCGTGACGGATCGCCAGAAAAAGCTCGTTGATGAAATCGTGGCCCGCTGGCATGTGCGGAGTTACCGCCATATCTCCGTGCAGCAGGCCGCTTTAGACATCGGCGTGCTTTGCGGAATTATTTACGCCATGGAGCCGGACCCCAAAGTGACCGGCAGCGCAAAACCGGCTTGAGCTCCGCTTATGGAATCGCGCCAAACGAACGGAACCTGGCCGGGATTAAACGAACGCAGGCCAAACACATAAAGCCCCGGTCTGGAAAAAAGACACGGCTAAAAAACGAAGCTAGGCCCATAGAATCGCGTCGATTGACGGAAAGGCTCTCTATAGTAGCCTAAACAGCTATCATCCAGCGTCCTACCTATCGACGGAAAGATTTTACCCCCCTAAAATCGAATCCTAGGCCCTTGTACCTACTGGCATAGCCGTTTAAGCTATCACCAGGCCCGCCCCGGCATACCCTTACATGTTCAAATGTACATGTTCATTTATACATCCCTACCCCATTAAACCCATCGGTTGTTAACTCATGTTAAGCCTGAGACGATAATATCCCTTGTAAGCGATAGCATTTAATGCTATCATTAAGTAGAAGGAAGAAGAAGAAACAGGAGGCTATCATGACCTACCAGGAAGCCAAAGAGAAACTAGGAAATCGGACCAGCCGGAAACTCGCGAATAATACATACCTTATACTGGACGGCCAAAACATCGCCGTTCGGCTCCATGCCACAAACGTCCTAACCTTCACGCCCCAGGGAACCGTGATTTATAACTCTGGCGGCTGGCAGACACGAACCACGAAAGAACGGATGAACGCTTACGGGCAGGCTTTTATTTGCCAGCGCAGCGGGTCGTGGTTGATCGGCGGCAATCCCTACCAAGACGGCATCGAATTAAACGCCGCAACCGGCGCGCCAATTCAGGCGGTGGCGTAATGTTTACCTACCGCCTTGAAGTTCTCATTGACGGGGAGTGGGTCATAGCCGCCTCTGGCCTATCCAGCATCGAAGCTCAAGCCGAGGCCCTGGCGTTTACGCGCTTCAAAATTATTCCCGACGTAGCAGAAAATACTATCATTAGGGAGGTCCGCTAATGGAATCCCTATGGGAAGTCAAAGAATTCATTGCTTGGTTGGAAAAAAACAAGGACCATTTTCTGACCTACTCCGTCGAGGAGATAGCGAACCTCGCAAAGATGGCCGGGTTCAATCCGATGGTCGTCAATCAATGGCAGACGCGCGAAAAATTCCGACGGGTGCAGCCGTGAACGTCCTACCCTTTAATGTCCCGGTCATCACCTTGACGCCGGAGGAAGTGGAAATCCGGGCATGGCTCAAGGCGAACCGGGACACGCTGGCCGGGCGGGACGCGACTGAGGTGGCAAGCCTGGCGGTCCTTTGCGGGTTTCATATCGCTGATGTTTGTTTTGCCCTATCGAATTTTCAGGACGCCATGCAGGGCTCGCATCTGGAAAACCGGCTGGCCTTCCAAGCCTGGCGGCAGGAGATGGCGATGGCCGAATTTTTTAAGCTCAGGAAAAAATTGGAGGAGCCGGAGGAGTTGAACCTTTTACCGCAATGGCGCGAGCTCGTCGCGTACTCAATCACAGGCGAAGAAACAACCTTTAAAGGAGGCTATCAAAATGTCCCATGAAATCGACAGCATGATGTACGTCGGAGAAAAGCCCTGGCACAAGCTAGGGAAGGAATTAGGGAAAATCGCGACGGCAGCGGAGGCCCTGGCCGCGTCGGGCTTGGATTGGACGGTCAGTAAACGCCCGGTGTTTTTGGAGGGCGGCGTAAAGATCGAGGACCATCTGGCGGTCGTTCGGGATGACACGAACGCGCCCCTGGGCATCGTGGGCCACATGTACAAGCCGCTACAGAATAAGGAAGCCTTTTCCTTTTTTGATGCGGTCGTAGGCGAGAAAGCCGCCATCTACCACACAGCCGGATCACTCCGGGGCGGGCAGCTCACCTGGATACTGGCGAAATTGCCGGGCTCCATTCGGGTCGTCAAAGATGACCTGGTAGATAAATTCCTACTCCTCACGAACGCCCACAATGGCCTGCGCGCGGCCCGGATGATGTTCACGCCGATTCGCGTGGTCTGTGCGAACACGTTGAACATGTCCATGAGCCTCAAGAATTCGGAAATGGCTCAGGCCCGCAAAGACGGCGAGGAGGTTTTGGGCAATGCCTGGATACCTCACTTTGGCGACATCGGGGCCAAGGTCGCAGAGGTTCGGAATTCGATGGGGATCATCTCCGCTCAGTACACGATGTTTGCGGAAGCCGCCAAGCGTCTCGCGGCCACGCAGCTCACGAGAGACGCCTGGAAAAAGTACACGGAGAACATCGGCATCCGGCCCAGGGGCTTGAAGGATACCGAGCTCGCCCCGGTCACTCGCGGGCTCTTGGAAAAGGTGTCCTTCCTATTCGAGAAGGGGAAGGGCAACGACATGGCAGGCGTCAAGGGAACCGCCTGGGCAGCTTACAACGGCGTGGTGGAATACGTGGACTACCGCGCGACCAAAGACCAGGACGCCCGCAGCCGCTCCATTCTATTCGGCTCTGGCGCGGCCCTCAAGCAGAAAGCCTGGGACCAGGCTCTACTCATCGCCAAGAAGTAAACGACCTTCCCCTTGCCCGTCGCTCACGGAAGGACGGCGGGCGGGGATGAAGGTCTTAACGTCGGATGATTCTAAGGGAGGCTACCACAATGGCAGAGAAAACCGTGATGTTCGAATACCTGGACGGGCTCAGGGAATCAGGCGTCTGCAATATGTTCGGAGCACGTCCCTACCTACAGGAAGCCTTTAACCTTCCCAAAAACGAAGCCAGCGCGATCCTCAGCGAATGGATGGCGACGTTCGGACAGCGACATCATAAGGAGGCCAAGTCATGAAACGAGGGAAACGAAAAACAGACGAGGAGCGAGTGCTGGCAATCATGGAGAGGGGCGACGGCAGCGCATACCACAAGCCAGTCCCTCCGCGCGGCCCATCGTTCAAGACAACCGATAAGGATTATTTGCTCATCGCGGAAATCGCAAAGCGCGCCGTGATCTTGGCTCATAAGTTAGGCAAGGATTACGATTGCACGACGGTAAGCATGGACGTGACCGCCTGCCACGCCAACGGAAACCCGCTCAGGCTGGACGATCTACTCAAGGCCGATGACGGGAATTTTGGCCATGACGTGTTCGGCATCAATAGATTCATCGACAGGAGCACCGGCAAGCTGACGGACTTTTTCAGACCACGGTATTCCATACCAAAGGGGCGGTCATGAAACTCAGCGAATGGATGACAGAGGAGCTGGACGGGCACGGGATGTTTGACGTTGCCTACGTCGAAGGTAAATTGTTGGAGCTCACGGGGAAGCACTTCAAGCTCCCGACATTCTCCGCAGGCGCGGCGCGGTCGGAAGTCGGCAAACATCCCAAAGGGCCGGAGTGGGTCAATCCTAAATTGCCCGATCACTTGAAGATGTGCGCGGGCTACCAGGTGGCGAATATCGTGGTGGGAGAGCTCTTAGGCAAAGACCCCGCTCCTTATATAAGCGGGCGCGGCTCACACTTCCGGGCCTGCGTCGCAGCCCTCAAGGAGGCCGGGCTATGAAAAAACACAAAGATTATTTGTGCTGGTGCGGTAGGGATTCCCATAGAAAATCTCAGCTCAACCTAACCCATGACGGCGGCAGGACATGGAGCAAGGCGACTATCGCGCACGCCCTGGTACGGCTCACAGATCAAACCTCGACGTGTACGTGTCGCGGGTGGGATATGGCTCAGGTCATTCCAGACCTGGCCAGAATCAAAGAGGAATGGAAGCGGCACGTCGATTGGGCGAAAACAATTAAGGAGGCCCACGCATGAGCTACCAATGGACCTACGATAAGATGAACCCGCCCGGCCCTATCCAATACTCCAAGACGGTCAAGGCTCTCAGGGCCATCACGTCGGAGTCATCGCGGCACGACGAAATCAATAGGTCGGGGATGCGCTTTACGGTCAGCACCCTCCACCTGGACGGCAAGCCGGGCCGGGCTGATTGCACAATCGCCTACCAAACCATCGGGACGCGGTTCGGCTGGATGATCTCAAAGACAAACCATAAGGAGATCATCGCCCACGCCGCGCGCGAGCTGGCCGTCCTGGTAGCAGCGAGGCCGGTCGTGCAGCGGGAGCTCATCCCATGATGAAAGCCAGATTCCTAGTCGAAATCGAATGGAGCAAAAAATCAGGTTGGAATGAAAAAGAGCTTGGCCTGGAAATCGGCACGACGCTTAACGCCCACCTATTCAGCGTCACGCCAGAGAATGAATACAAGATCGTTGTTCGAAAAGCGGAGGGAAAATAAAAATGGAAACCAAAACGAGTTGGCCGTTCCTCTGTAGGGTCTGCGGGCAGGCAGGAGGATTCTACTGTCGGATGTGCAAGAGCCATTTCTGCACAGCCAATGGATGCGCGAACGAGCCGGAAGGCGAAAAGCATCCCTGCACGGCGGCGCAGCCGGTGGAGGCCAATCATGTTTAAGGACGATCAGCAGCGGGCCTACGTCTGCAAGGTTCTACTCGGCTCGCTTGGGATGGGACGTTACTGGACTGAGCACGGGCCAACCGAGGAGGCCAAGGACATTTGGATGAAGTGGAAGTCAGGGCCATGGTCCCACGGCGAGAAAATTATATGGGGCCTGGCCTGGTCACTCTGGACGGGCGATGATGACCCGGCTATCCCGTTTGGAGAGATCATCTACACCCTCGACGGCGATAGGTTGAAGCTCGTAGGTTCACTGGTGGTAGCCCTCCACAGCAGCTCTGCACTCCAAAAGTGGATCAACCTTTATGGGCCACAGGCCCCGGTAGGTTCGCTATGAGCCGGGAAATGTACCAAGGCCGTCGGAAGTCTGACGGCTCTTTTGAGATTCTGGCCGACGGCGACGCTCTGGATATCAAGCCCTCTCTCAAGATATCCAATCACTCGCCCACGGGTTTCGAGTGCGCCTACGGGGGCTCTGGCCCGGCTCAATCGGCCTTGGCGATCCTCTTGGACTACACCGGGAAGCGGTACTTTGCCGAACGCTACCACCAGGATTTCAAATGGAAGTACATCGCCACGTCTGAAAAAAATGGGTTCCTTATTACGTCCGTCCAGGTGGACGGCTTTATTGAGGACGTGCGGGACCAGGAGGCCAAAGCCGGTAGGCCCCTGTGCGGCGTCTGCCTATGCCCGGCGCACATCCATACGGACGACGGTGTGTGCCTGGACTGTAAGAGGGGCTGCGGGTGAAACTACGGAGCTGGCGGGAATCGTTTCTCAAAGAGCTCGCGCGCGACCTCCGCGATCCAGCGGCCCTCTTTGGCACATTGGATTTTCATGCGGCGGTGCAGCTCTGCCGGGATTTCCAGCATAAGCCGCTTGGTCGGCGTCTTGCCCTGGACGAACTGCGTAGGCGTCAAGGGTGCAGCCGGGGCCTCCGGCTCAAGGGTGACGGTGCTCTCCTCATTTCCGAATATGGTGGTTTGAACCGGCTGTCTCTTTTTCATGGATAAATTTCTCCTCAAGTTCGTTGACCAGGCTCCTGATATCTTTGGAGGCAAGCCCGGCAGCGTCATCCTCAATCACGGTCGAGCCCACGCCAATAGTCGCGGCGAATACCGTCCGCGCGGCGATGTGCGTGTCCAGTACCGGCACTCCATAGCGGCTCATCGCCCCGGCGACCTCTCGCCCCAGGATCGTGTTGTTTTGTTTTCGATTGATGACGAAGGCCGTTTTCATGGCGGGGTTGTAGTAGAGCGCGGACTTAATCAGCTTGACGGTATCCTCCGCACTCCAAATCCCCACGCCGGACGGCTCGACCGGGATCAGGCAGAGCTCGCTCACCATGAGCGCGGACCTGGAAATGTCCGTCAAGTTCGGCGGGCCGTCTATAATCAAATGGTCGTAGGGCTTGACCAGGCCCGGCGCATCTTCGTGAAGGTTCTCTTTGTCCAGGCCGATGACCGGGAACCGCTGCGGCTCTTTCCTTTTCTCGGACCAGCGGCGCGCGGATTTCTGAGGATCGGCGTCGGCTACCAGGACGCGCCTGCCCCGGATGGCCAGCTCCATCGCTATGTGAATGGCCAGCGTGGTTTTCCCAACGCCGCCCTTTTGATTCAGGATCGAGATAATCAAGGGGCCTCCTTATACATAGCTTCAAATGAACATGTATATTTGAACATATATACATGGCCTATTCAACCCTTGTAAATGATAGCCTTTAATGCTATCTTTATAGTAGGATAAAGGAACACTAGGAGGCGTTATGAAAGTGATGATGATTTTACTGGCCTTGCCGCTGGCAGCTCTGGCGGCTCCCATGACGGAATGCAAAAACGCTCAGATGATTGGCTTTACGGAAGGCTACCCCGCTGGCATGACAAACCGGCTCAAGCCGGAGACGGGCTGCTACTACGACCTGGCCGGGACCACGCCATTTCAGAAAACGGCCAGCGGCTATCTCCTCGCGCCCGTGCCCGGCCTCTACATGAAGCACGGCTACGTCCCGGTATGGCTCCAAACAACCCAGGACATCCCGCAGGATTCGCTCATCCAAGGCCACGCCGTCTATACCGGCCCACACACCTACCAGGGATTGAACGGGTTTACCCAAACGGTCCACGGGTTCAAACTGGCGCAATAATCGACTCCTAAAAGCCCGTACCCTCCGATTGAAAATAAGAGGTTTGTTGATAGCAATTTATGATATGCTCTGCGCCGGTCTGATATGGCATACACTCACTTTTTCCGACGGGACGCGATTCTGGACCCCGCCTCATTCTCATTGGCGGTTCAGGATATAAGCCTCCTACGGTCCAATTTGGCCCCTCTAGGCGTGATCCTCTCAGGGCCTACCGGCGACGGCAAGCCGGAAATCAACGATTTCACGATAGCTTTTAACGGCCCCCGGAACTGCGGTCATCCCTATATGGACCTGGGCAAACCCTACCCATCGCCTCAAGCCTCTGGCGTCATGACCATGGAAAACCCCATCGCGGACGGCCCGCCCTACATCTCTGGCCCGTACCTCAATACCAGGGCGTGCGGCGGGAACTGCGCGGCAGACCCGCTCGTAGTCGATCAGAAATACATGCAGCGGGTTTGGGAGAGGCCGGACGATCAAGGCCGGTTCCTGGTTATTGTGCAAACCTACTTTAAGCCCTATGATCTCATGGTGACGGCATCGTTGGTCCGTCTCAAAGAACGGTTAGGTGAGCAAATTCAAATCACGTCCGACGGCAACGAAAAAGGATTCGAGGACGCCAAACGAATCTGCCGAGAGCTCTTTGGGTTCCCCGCCCGCTTCGAACTCCTGCCAGCCGACAGCCCGAACGTCTGAACATCCCCACGCTTGCCCGGAGTGTCATCAACCCTGGACCTGTCACGCGCCCCACGACCGGGTATTTAATTCCCTGAGTTGCGAGCCGTGCCGGGCCATCCGGCAGGAAGGTTCATAGTAGGCAAAAATGATAGTATTAACTGCTATGCGCTATGCTATAAATTCAAAATCAGGGAGGAAGCGGAATGCCGAAACGATATTGGGCCAAGGGTTTGAAGCGGGATAAACAATTCCAGGTTCGCATGAGCGCCGAGGAGTATAAAGATTTTCAGCGTGCCGCGAAAGAGGCCAAGCTGTCCCTGGTGGTTTACGCCCGGCATCGCATCTTAGGTATTCCGATCCGCGCGGCCCGGCAGGAGCGGAATCATAAGCCCGCACTCTCGACTTCCTCCGTCTAACCCTCCGCACGCCTCACCCGTTTTGACCGCTCTTGAACTCGTAAAATCGCGGCTGAAAAGCTATGAAGCACTCTACCTCATCATGGACGATGTGCAGGCCAAAAAGGTCATGGTGGGATGGATGCAGTATTTTCCTACGTGCCGCGACTTCCCTGTTAAAGAGGCCGACGATCCTCATGGTGCTCTCGCCCGGTTATGGGAAAGCCTTGGACCGCTCGATTGGGAAAAACTGGCGGCGCGCGCCAAGGCTCCGGCATCCCGCGTGAAGCGCGAATTTGAACGGCTGCGCGCGGTCCACCTGGTTTGGCCGGACGGTACAATAGACTCGAATGCCCTGGTGCTCATCCAAACGGAAGTCGGGATATCGCTGTCCGGGGTTGTGAAAAATGCCAAGGCGGTGAAGCGATGAAATTACTCTGGATAACCTTGCAATGCCGAACGATCATGCGGCTGCATTTTGCGATTGTGCGGCTGAATAGGTGGAGTCTGGATTTTGACAATTGCCTCCTCCCGTATATGAATCGGCTCAAAGATGAAGCGGAGAAGGAGGCGGTGAAGCCATGACCGATAAAGACAATAAAGCCAAGCGGCTCTTAGAGGCTCTTGAAGCCGTGCGCCTGGCCTGCGCGCAAGCGGCCCTGAGAGTCGGAGAATATGAGCAAGCCATCATCCACGAAGTTACCCGCGACCCAAGCGGACCTGAGCGATGAGCTAGACGCAACGTGCCCGGCCTGCGGCGGCGACGGTTGGCTCTCCGCTCAGGAAGCCGAATGCGATTGGGTCAATTACGGTCCCGATGATACGGTGCTCTGCGAGGAGTGCCACGGCGAGGGCGTTTTGACATCCCCAAACTTTTTAGAACGCGCCCGATCCGCTGGCGCTCTATAGTAGGCAAACACCACTCACGCCTTCCCGCCCCAGGCTAGTACACTCCTGATGACACAATCTTTTGATGGAGGCGCGCCATGTCCAAAGAAAAAATTAAATTGAGTCTTGAGCAAATGCCCAACGACAGCACAGCCGTCTTGACCGTTCCAGAGCTCGGTGATTTGCTAGGAGCCCTTGAGCAGGCCCACAAGGAAGCGGAAAAACTCACGGACGAAAAGCGCGAGGGCCGCGTGGAAATTACATTCGATGAGGACCGTATCACCGTGGCGGTCAAGAAAGCCAAGATCGAAAAAGAAGAGGATGACGGCTCCTAATTGTTTGATCTAACCGCCTCGGATATTGAGCAGCTTGAAGCCAAACTCTACAGCGCCATCCCTGTAATAGCCCCCGACGATATTATGAAGCTCATCAACGACTGGCGCAAACAGCGGTGGGCCATCGCGCATCTGATTAGCAGTTTTCACCTGAGCGACGATGGTCGGTATTGGTCGGTTGACGAGATGCGCCTGGACACCTTCGAGAAAATCAAAAAGGCCGTAGGGCTTTAAAATGCCTCTCCACCATGAGCCCTGTGCTGCCTACCCCATCCGTGATCCTGCTATGGCTTTTTTTATTGGAATGCCGAAAGCCCGGCAGCGCACGTAATCGCTCCGCGACAGACCCGCCAGCTTCGCCCGCCTCTTGAGCTCATCGCGCTCTGCCTGGTTGAGTTTGAACATGAACGGCACGGGGCGGCGCGGGCGTCGGCTCATCGCTTGGGCTCTAAGTAACCGCCATCCGGCCAGAAGCTCGCGCGGACGTGAAACTCTCCGGCAGCGTTTGGCCCGGTGCTCTTGAGGACCGTATCAATCGCGCGCTCTGCCAGAAACATCAAAGCATCCTTTGAACCCCGTATGTCGGCAAAGACGCACTCTGCCCGGATGATGCGCCCCGCGCTGGTGATCTTTGGGCGGCGTCTCATCTCGCGAGCTCGAAGTGGCTGGAATAGAAAACGTACCGCTGGCCTGGCTTGGCCGTCGCCTCTATTTTCTTGAATTCCTTTTTGTATTGGAGCATGTCATCGAGGAGGAACGGGCTCCTGAACTCGAACATCGGCACGCCTTTTTCATTGATGACGACATCGAAGATGGGTTGGTCCACGCTTACCGCCTATTGATTCTCAAACATCCTTTTAACATTCACCTACAAAAGCCACGTTTCTCAGAGGGTCAAAGTGCCGTTTCAGGAAGGGGGTTTGAAATTCAGCACTTTGCACACCGTCCCTTGGCTCACCCCTACGGCCCTGGCGATTTCGCGCTGCGACTGGCCTTGAGAACCGGCCAGACGGATCAAATCGCGGACCTCCTGGGCGATGACACCCGGCCCGCGCTTAGAGCTCGCCTTTTTCCAGCCGGATCGCCCCGTGTATTTCAGCGGCTCGTACTCCTCACAGCCGCAGGCGCACGCCGCGTCCCGGTGCTTGGCGTGGTCGCAGTTCTTACAGGACTGAGCCCGGCGTATCCCGGCGTTCACCCGCTCTTTGATTTGGGTCAGCTCAAGCTCTGCGAAAATGGCCGAGATGCCGTACATCGCCTTGCCTATCGGCGTGGTGGTATCAATCCCCTGCTGCTGCGAAACGAAGTTGATCCCCAGGAGGTTCAGTTCGTGCATGGTCATGATGGCATGGATGGTCCCGCGCGCGAAACGGTCAAAGTGCCAAACCAGGAGGCAATCATAGCGGTGACGCTTGAGGAGGGCCATCATCTTGTCGAGTTGTTCCCGCGAGTCCGAGCTGCCGGTTATCACGTCCGTATAAATGGAATCCGCTTCCGGCTCCGGCCACTTGCGCGCGCGGCAATACGCCAGCAAATCGCGGAGCTGGTTATCCGTGTGCTGTTTATCGGTAGAGACTCGGATGTAGAAGCAGATGCGCCGGGGAGTATCCATTCCTAATTCAAGGCGGGGTATCCCTGGCGTTGCAGCCATAGGCAAATTGCACGCCTGCCCTCATGGATCAGCATCATGGTAGACATAATCCCTGCCATCGCGGTGCGTTTGTGAAACCAATTCCAATAGGCTTTACCCTCAAGGAATTCTGAATCCAAGTGGCACGCCTTACAGAGCACATGAAGATTGTCCAGCGTCGGAGGCCCGCCAGAGCACTTGGCCATGATGTGCGCCTTGTGCGTAGGGCCGGTGTAATCCGAATTATCCATGGCGCAGGCAAAGCACACATCGCCTTCGAACAATTCATCCGGCGAAAGGAATTTGCCTTCCAAGACCAGCCGATGCGACCAATACGTTCTGATTTCATTCTTCGACGGTAGACCAACTTTTTGCTTTGTTGCCATCCTCGAACCTCCCGCGATAGCACCTTATAGTAGCATTCCAATTCAAGGAAAGGTTTTGTTAAAATCAAAAATTTCCCGAAAAATTTCCTTGGCAAAGTGTTCATTCACGGCGCATAATAGTCAGCGTTCATGTCTGAGGGGGCATCTTTGCCGGGTCACATCAAAGCGCCAGTTCAATCCGTATTGCGACATCTCCGTGCAGGAGACTCACCGAAGGAAATCGCAGGAGCTCTCCACGTAAGCGTCAAGTGCATCCAAAAAATCCTCCATACAAACCTCGAAGCCCGCGCCTGCTACATCGGAACCTACAGCCTCCGCTACCCGCACAAAGATCACCCGCCAAATAAGATCATCAACGTTTTAAAACTGATAGTAGGCTAAAACTCCTAGCAGATTCGGTGGTCCTGGGGCCATGATGCTACCAGCATGGCTGAATCCCCGCAGCCGTATAAGCAAGCCAAGAAAGCGCCGTTCCTAAACGCCTTCGCTCGGATCGGGTATATCTCCCACGCAGCAAGAGCCGTCCGCATATCCAGAGACGCCGTACACGACTGGCGTCACAATGATCCCATCTTCGCGGTTGCCTTCGCCCAGGCCAAGCAAGCCTTCCAACTCTTTAGAGCAAGCGGTTATGTGAAATTCTCTACCCGCTTGCATTCGCGAACGCAGGCGGAATCTCCACCATCGACACAATGGCCTCATCAGCAGGCTATCTCCGGCCCCGATGGTGGGGATTCTCGCGCTTGCGCCACAGGATGAAAATCACTCCTAAGCAGCGGCGGTTCGTAGCCGAATTCCTTCAAGACCACAACGCCACCAAAGCGATAGTTCGCGCCGGTTATTCAGCCAAAAACGCCGACGTGACCGGCCCCCGTATGTTGGGAAATGTTGGGGTTGCCGCTGCCATCGAAGCAGCCGACGCCAAGGTGATCGACAAATTGGAGATCACCGCTGAGATGATCGTGGCAGAGCTGGCCAAGGTGGGGTTCTCCGATATCCGCGAGGCCATGCGCCAAGACGGGACTTTCAAATCCGTGCATGAGCTCAACCCCTCTGCCTCTGCCTGCGTCAAGCGCGTGCGCGTCAATGCGGACGGCGACATTGAAGAAATCGAATTCTGGCCCAAACCCCAGGCTCTTGATCTCCTGGGGAACCACCTGGGGATGTGGAAGCAGACCCATGAGCTCACCGGCAAGGGCGGCAAGCCCATTAACCTGAAACCCTTCACTATAGATTTCTCTCGCATCGACGATGAAAAAATTAAACGACTGGCAAACAAATCCAACGGATCGCACAGCCGGGTCGAATGATGATGAGGTCTACGACGGTGAAATCATACGGCAGGCGCGAGTCGAATGGGCGCGCCGCTGCGCCAAGCGGAAGGACATTTTAGAATGGGGCAAGGCACTCTTTCCAGAGAAGTTTTACCTTCCCTTCTGCCAGAAGCTCCATGGGTATTTTATCCAGATACGCGCCGAGCCCTTCACGAACACGGAGGCCCCGCGCAATCACGCCAAGACCCTCATCAAATGCGTCTTGATCCCGATGTTTCAGGCATTGGAGGAGCCGGACCTATTTCGTCACTACCTCAACGTGCAGGCGACCAAGGTCAAGGCGCTGGCCGTCAACACGTCGATCAAAGCGGAATTCGAAGGCAACACGGAACTGCGCGAGCTCTATGGCGACATGATGGGCGAGCGTTGGACGGACCAGCAATTTGTTCTCTCGAACGGGGTCATCTTCACGTCTATCGGAGCGGGCGAAAGCATCCGGGGAATCAATTATCACAGCATCCGGCCCGACTACGAAATTGTGGACGATCTCTATGACGAATCTGAAATCAATAACGCCGAGGCCACAGAGAAAAAGAACGCCTGGTTTTGGGGCTCTCTCTACCCCGCGCGCGCCAAGAGCCGCCGCTGCTCGGTCCATGTGCAGGGCACGGCCATCAACCCCTATGACTTATTGGAGAAGCTAAAAAAGCAAAAGCGATGGAAAAGCGCATCCTTTCAGTCGTGCGAAGATTGGGACCAAAAAATCGTCCTGTGGCCGGAGCTCAATACCTTCGAGAGCTTGCAGGCAGACAAGATCGACATGGGCTCTCTCATCTTTGGCCGCGAGATGCAGAACGAGCGCCTGGACGAAACCACCAGCCGCATCAAGCGGAGCTGGTTAACGTCCTGGGAATACGACCCCGCAGAGCTCCGGCTGCGCCTGGTCAAAGAGTATGGCCACTTCTTTATCGTGGCCAAGATCATCGGCAACGACCCTTCTATTGGGAAGGACTCCGAGGACGATCCTACTGGCACGGCCTTAGTTATCAAGACGGGGTATGACGATGGGACTGGCAATGACTATTGGATTGATGGACTATGGAACGAACAGCTCTCTCTTGAGAAGCGCGTCCAGCAGCTTGAGTCCATCGCCGCAGGCCAGCCCGCCGACTCTCCCGTTACCCACGTCGAAATTGAAGCCATCTCAGGATTCGACGACTACGCCTCCACCGTCATCCGTCGGACCAACCTGCCGGTCCACCGTGTTGAATGGGTTAAAGACAAACTCACCAACCTGGAAAACAAATCCCACTATTTTGAAAATGGCAAGGTTCATCTCAACAAGAATATCGACCCTGATCTCAAAGACAAGCTGGTGCATCAGCTCACGAATAATCACCCCAAACACGATGACCTTCGCGATGGCGTGCTCCTCACCCTCGACGATACAAGCGGCCTGTGGAATTTCGTTAAGTGAACCAGCGCGATGATGAGGCGAGCGAGGTCTTTGACCGGCGAAAGACCAAGCCGAATTTCACCCACTATCCGGGGAACTGCCTTCATTGTTACTGCGGAGACATGCCAGTGAACGGCATCCCCCATCGGACGTGCTGCATGTGCGGGACGCGCTGTAAGGTCGAGGCCAAGATATGAAGGACATGGTGACGGATAAACTCGCGCTGCTAGTGGTCTTGCCCGTGGCCTTTGTGTTTGCCCTGGTGCAGGGATTGGCCCGGCTCTTGAGGCTCCTATGAAAATCCCCGCCCACCTGAAACGCCAGAACGAACGCCTGGCCAGCCAAAACGCGGAGCTCAAAAACTCCATCGACCATAAGAACGACCAGCTCAATAATTCCCTCTTTGGCCTGGTGCAGAGCGCCTTTTCTCAGACGGCCTTGGCGTCCTTTGACCCCATCGCCTATAACAATATTTATTCCCCCCTCACGATCAATCACACGATGCTCACCTATATGTACAAGACCCACGGCATTATCCAGACGGCCATCGACATGCCGGTGCTGGACGCCTTGCGCGGGGGTCTGGAAATCCAATCAAGCGAGCTCTCGCAGGACGAGATTAAGGAACTGAGCGCGGCCCTGGACGCCGGACCCCTGGACGTGATCGGGCAGGCGATGGTATGGGCGCGGCTCTATGGCGGCGGGGGCATCATTATCAACGCGCCTGGGGAAGCCTCTACCCCTCTCAAATTGGAAGGTTTTGAATCGGAGTCAATGCAGCCCTGGGAAATCATCTCTCCGATCCTGGGCCGGACCCGCTTGAACTACTCCGAGGCACGGCCCCAGGCCATCTTGAAAGACGTGGAGATATACCCCGTCAACCGATGGGAGCTCAATTCCACGAATCGGTTCAGCGAGTTTTACGACTTTTACGGCAAGCGCATCCACTCAAGCCGGGTGCTCACCATGGCGGGCAAGGCCGCTCCGTACCTGATTCGCTGGACTCTCCAAAATTGGGGGATGTCGGAAGTCGAGAAGATGGTAGAGGACTTCAACGCCTACATCCGAACCAAGAACGTCGTCTATGAACTCTTGAAAGAAGCCAAGATCGACGTTTACCAATTCGAAAATTTCACCACGCAGCTCGCGACCAACCGGGGCACGGACCTGACGATTGCCCGCGTGGAGCTCATGAACCGGGTCAAGAATTTCCAGAATGCGGTTGTGCTCGACGCCAAGGATAAATTCGAGCAGAAGCAAATCACCTTTGGCGGGCTCGCGGAAGTCATGAAGCAGAACATGATCGGCATCGCCTCAGCCCTCCGCATCCCCATGACAAAGCTCTTTGGTCTTTCCTCCACCGGCTTTAACTCAGGCGAGGACGATATTGAAAATTACAACGCCATGGTGGAATCCGAGGTACGCCAGCCCTTGCGCGCGGTCATCCAGAAAGTCATCCAGCTCTACTGCCTGAAACTCTTTGGCGCGGAGTTTGAAGTCACGTTCAATTTTAAAGCCCTGCGCGTCATGTCCTCTCTCGACGAAGAAACAATCAAAACCCAAAAGCACGCGCGCTACGTAAGCCTCTACCAGCAGGGGCTACTCACCCCCCAGGAAACCATGGAGCTCATGCAAAACGAAAAGCTCATCCCCATGGAAACCGAAGTCGGGCGCGGGGCTGACCCCCTGGAATCCCCCGGCCATGAGGACCAGGGCGAAGGCGAAGGTGACTTTGGAGAGGACGCCCCTGAACCGGGCAAGGAGGAGAGCCATGGAAACCCCAAACCCAAATCCGCTGCCGCTGCTGAATAGAGATTTCGAGATCAAGGTGACGTTCAACCCATCGAACGGCAAGGTGACAATCACCGCGCCGATGGAGATGAAAGGCGATTGCATCAAGGCTCTGACCACGGCCATTCAGATCGTGGTGGACTATAACCCCGCCCTCGTAACCAAGGGCAACGGGAACGGGAACTGATGAAAACACTTCCGGCGCAGCCGATCCGTCCGGCCTATTGGACCGACATCGAGCGCCAATTGAAAGAGATTTTCTGGCTGATTGTATTCAAGCCAGTCGTCGATATGCTCAAGGAAGCCAACCCACAGGTCACAGATCGAACGATCCGGCTTGCGAACGCGGGTGAGGAGGACTTACGCCTGGCATTAAGGACGGGCCAAATCCAGTATGCCGATGGCGTATTCAGCGGCAAATTCTCCTCCGCGACCAGCCGAGCGTTGAGGGCCATGGGCGCAAAGCTGCAATCGCGGAGGGTTGTTTTTACCCTCTCGCCGTCCGATGTACCGGCCTGGGTACGCGCGGAGGCCGGGGCCTATACGGTGAGAGCCAAGGAACTCCATGACGCCACTCTCAGGAAATTGGATCAAGTTAAAGCGGATTTGGCCAGCGCGGTCCAGGCCCACCGGGTCAACCCCGCTGCCTCTGTAGACGCCTTCCAAAAAGGATTTAAACATCTTGCCACACGCCTTGAGATCACCCCTGAGCTCGCCAGCCATTCGCGTGCGGCCCTCTTAGAGGACTACACAAAGAACATGGACCTCTGGATTCAGAAATTCTCGGAGGGCATGATAGGCGGCTTGCGCGAGGCCGTAGAGGATAATGCGATGCAGGGCTACCGTTTTGACAAGCTCATCGGCGGCATCAAATCCCGCTATGGCGTCACCACTTCAAAGGCCCGCTTCCTGGCACGACAGGAGACGGGCCTTTTTATGTCGAAGTTCCGGCGCGAGAGATTCAGCGAGGCCGGGGTGACTCACTACAAATGGAGCACGTCGAACGATGAGCGGGTAAGAAACTCTCATCGCGCCTTGGACGGAAAGATATTCGCCTACGCAGACCCCCCCACCGTGGCGACCATTCCAAAACTCCGTAAGGCGAACCCCGGAGAAGATTTCAATTGCCGTTGCGTCGATATTCCAATCCTGTCACCCCTATCGGAGGCCGCATGACCCCTCAAGAAATTGAACGGATTTTTACCTATCACTCGCCGGTCGGAGATCAGCCGGAACGCTACACTCGCCTGCGAGACAAGGCCAAGGAGCTCGCCCTGCTCATCCTAGAGGTAACGCCTGCCAGCGCGGATCAATCGGACGCCATCCGTAAGCTGCGTGAATGCGTGATGACGGCCAACGCTTCGATTGCCCTTGAACATAAGGAGGCCGCATGAACCCCCTGGTAATTTTGCTCATTGTTTTGCTTTTGATGTCCGTCGGCACGTTACCCCATTGGCCCTACGCGCAGACGTGGGGCTACTACCCATCGGGCGGGGCAGGGCTCATAGTCCTGATTCTAATTTTGGTTTTGCTTTTCAGATGACAGCGTAAAAGGAGGCCGTATGCCCATGCCACCTATCGGACCCGTCACATACGTAAGACTCATCGGAGTTGTTTTGGGAGTCGTGTTTCTCTCTCACTTCGTCCATGAATTGCCATGGCTTGTGATTGGCGCGGCGTCCCTGGCCCTCTTATTTTTACCGTGATTAACCGCGAAGGCTTAGAGGAAGGGCAGCGGCGCTATGGCGCGAAGAACGCCGGGGAGAAATGCGCGGCCTGCGGTCACGGTCACGATGGGGATGTCTGCGACGATTGCGAGTGCCGGGTATTCTCCAAGGCCCGCGCGAACGACTCCTCTGAGCTCGGATACGGCTACCCCAAAGGAACCACCACATCCCCCTCTCAGGCAGGCGGGGGCCAGAAATTCTATGAGCCCACGCGCGACCGGGGCGAATACGCCATGTGCGCTTGCGGCCACGAAAAGGCCATGCACAAGGGACCAGGGGGAGCCTGCTATGGCTGTCTCTGTAAAGGAATAACCAATGCCCACTAACGCCAGCCATCGCCATGAACTGACAGAGGAAAACAATTTTGCGGTCTGCAAAATTTGCGGGGATCGGTGGGCTCTCACGAACCTCGAAAACCAATCCGGGGAGCGCGGGCGCAAGGTCCGGGTGCGGTTCATTGAGCCCGGCCTGGTCCGCTATAACGACGTGGGCACGGTCCTGGTATCCAAGAAAGCCCTTGACCTATTCGCCCAAACCATCGAAGGCCGTCCCATCTTCAACGAAACCCATAAGGAAACCTCGCACGACGATTTCTCATCCGGCAAGGCCGACGGCATCATGGGCGGCAATATCCGATTTGAAAACGACGGATGGTATTGGGCTGACGCCTACGTTTGGAATTCCGCGACTCTGGATAACATCGTGCAGAACGGCTACAAGGTGTCCTGCGCTTACGACGTGAAAAAGTGGTCGGATGGCGGGGGCCTGCACAATAATATCCCCTACGACCGGGAAGTTCTCGACGGAGAATACACGCACATGGCCATCGTTAATAACCCTCGCTATGAGGGGGCGACGATCATCTACAACAACAAAGGAGGCGCTATGAAACTCAAGTGGTTCACGCGCAGCAAGGAGAAGCCGGAGGAGCAAGTGTCCTCCGAAGTGGAATTAGCCAATGCCGTCGTGCCGCTGGATGGCAAGGACATTCCGCTGGAAGATGTCATTAAAGGATTCACGGCCAACGCCAAACGGGAACAGGAACTCACTAACGCCAAGCTCGGTGACGATGACCTGATTCAGGTAGGCGAAAGCAAAATCAGCGTCAAGGAACTCAAGGCCGGATATCTGGCCAGCCTCAGAAACGCCGACGATGACGAGACTGAGGAAGAAAAGAAAAAGCGCAAAGCCAAAGAAGCCGCTGACAAAAAGGAAAACGCCGACGACACTAAAAAGTGTCCGAAGTGCGGCGGGGAAGGCGAGATCGGTCCCGACGACAAGGAATGCCCCAAGTGCAAAGGTGAAGGGGAAGTATCCAACGCCGATGACGACTCCGACGAGGAAAAAGAAAAAAAGAAAAAGGCGAAGGAAGCGGCTGAGAAAAAGGAGCGCGAGAACGCTCTACAGATGGAGGAGTTGCGGACACTGGCGAATTCGAGGCCCGGTAAGTTCGAGCAGCCAAAGGTCATGACCCCCTCTGAAAAAGAGGCCGAAGGCTACAAGCGGTACGGGCCAATTCAAACTCACTAAAGGAGGACACAGCAATGGTAACACTCAATCCAAATCAATTCGCCCAGACCGCGATGCAGGGCGACATTGATCTAGGCATCATGCAGACCGGGGCGATTTCAGGACGGATCAGCCCTAACCAGGCGACCCCGCTCCTCGCGGGAACCCCGGTGAAACTCGATACTGCCGTGACCAGCGGGAAGCTCCCGATGTTCATCGCGGCAGCGGTAGGAGATGTCGCATTCGGATATCTCAAGCGGACGCTCAAGCAATCCATCTTTGCCCTGGGAGACGATTGCGAAGTCATTTGTAACCCTGCGCCCGTCATGTGGTTGACCGCCAAGAACACGGTGGCCATGGGCGCATCGGTAGAAAGCGGGACAGACCCCCTCACGGTACAGACCACCTCCGCACAAAAAGCCAGAGGGATCGCCCTTGAACCAGCGACGGACGGCCAGCTAGTCCGCGTGTACCTGTTAGCACCGTTCGCCATCGGAGCATAACCCGGTAGATCGGAAATTCATGCAAAGGAGATATCAAAATGCCAACACAGCAAAGAGCCGACATCCCCTGGCAGCCGGGGCTGTCGCTTCGTAATTCAAACGGGGATATTGATTCCTCGACGCTCGGCTACCAATACGCCAAGCAAACCACGAACCTTGTACGTCCTCAAGTCGTGGCGCAGAAGTATTACACCGTCCCACTCGCGGAGTTTGTGCCGGTCATTATCGGCAGCGGGGCCTGGATGGAAGGGATTATCACCAACCTCACCTATGACGCAGCGGGTGATTTTGAATCGGGGATCATCTCAGTAGCAGACCCGTCACGGATCGCACAGGTAAGCGCCGGTCTTGCGCCGAAGCTGGCCAAGATCACCACTTGGGCTAAGGGCTACACCTATTCCACGCCGGAAGTCGAGAAGGCCATGGCGTCGAATAATTGGGATGTCGTAGCCGCCAAGCTCTCCGCTCTCAAGCGGAATTGGGATTTGGGAATCCAGAAAATCGGGTTCCTGGGCTCGAAGGTGGACCCGGTAGGAATCCCCGGCTTGCTCTCAAGCCCGGATGTCAACGTGGACACGGCCATCATAACCAAGGCCATCAGCGCGATGAGCGCCGATGAGCTGACGACATTTATCAGCTTGATCTTGGGTGATGCCTTCGCCAATTCCAATTCGACTGTGAAGCCGAATCGGTGGGTGATGCCCATGAAAGACTTCCTGGGCCTTGGCGTGCCGTATTCCTCAGCCTATCCAAACGTCTCGAAGCTCTCATACCTCACGCAGATGTTGCGCGAGCTCAGTGAGGATGCCAGCTTCAAGATTTCGGGATTGGCCTATTGCGACCAGGCGAACAACGCCGGGTATTGGGCGGTCAACGGAACTAATCGGCACATCCTCTACCGAAAAGACCCGGAGACGCTCAAGATGGATATTCCCGTGGACTTCCAGCTCGGAGCCCCTGGGACAGGCAATAACTTCAATTGGGAAGGCGTGGGAGTCGGCCAATTCACCGGCGCGATTTTCTACCGGCCCCGTGAAGCCAAGTATTACGACTGGGCGGCGTAAAGCAACTGAGGCAACTGCCTCCGAACCCTAAAAGGAGATCACTACCATGGCTGTGATTATTAACAGGGGCCAGCGGGCGTACTCATTGACTGATGGCCCAAATGGATTAAAGCGGACGTTGGAGCCCGGCGCGTCTCTCGAAGTTTCGGCAGAGGAAGCAAAACGAATGCTGCAATACAACGACATCGTTGATGCCTCCGATGCTGTCCCTCAGAATGCTCAGGAAATTGAGCGTCTGAAAAAGGAAAATGCCCGGCTTGTAGCCGAGCAGGAAAAACTTCGAGAGACAGCGCCCGCTCCAAAGACCGTCGAAAAACCACCAGCGAAAGCGCCAGCGCCGCCTCCGGCACGGGTTGAAAAGCCTGAGCCAAAGACGGCGAAAAAGTTCGAACCGATGAATAAGAAAAAGGCCAAACGGTGAGCTACCCGCCGAGCATAGCCGACTTCAAAGCGCAGTTTGACCGCGACTTTGTTTATGGCTCCGGCACGGACACGGTGCGCGATGCGGACATCACACGCGCCCTAGCAGACGCGAACATGCTGTTTAACCCTGGCCTATGGAGCACGGAGGAAAAGCCCACGGTGTATGGGCTCCTGGCCGCTCACTTCCTGGTGACGAATATCCAGGCGGCAGGAGGGGCCTCACCAGGGAACCAAGGGAAGGGGCTCGCCTCGCACGGGGGCGGGACCGTTGAATCAAAATCCGTAGGAGGGGTAAGCGTCGGGTTTGCCGTCCCTGATTTCGTTCGGCAGAACCCTATCCTCTCGCAGCTCATGCGGACGGACTACGGGCAGAAATTCCTGATGCTCATCTACCCACGGCTTGTAGGCAACGTGGCGGTGATATCGGGCTCGCCCGATGGAGGCATAAGTGCGCCCGGCATTTAAGATGGACTTCGAACCCCTGTCCAAATTCGTGCGCGGGATGACGGATAAATACGTCGTGCGCGTGGGGATTTTCGGCAATAAGAATTCCCGTGGGGTCCAGCCTAAGAGCAAAAGCAGAGACGTTCCGACCAACGCGGAGGTTGGGTTTTTACACGAATTCGGTTCCCCTGGCCGAGTACCCCCCCGCTCCTTTTTGCGTATGCCGCTCCGCATCATGTCGAAGCACATCATGGAGGAAACGGCTGAGGGGGCTGACAAGCTCCTGCGCGATGGCAACGTCAAGATGGTTTTGACGCGCATGGGGATAGCCTGCGAGAAGGCCATCCAAGAGGCGTTCAGGTCCAGCGGGTTCGGCACATGGCGGGAGAATGCCCCCTCTACGATCCAGCGCAAGGGGTCCAGCGCGCCCTTGATTGACACCGGGCAGCTCAGGCGGTCCATAACCTCAAAGGTGGTCGAACTATGACGGATACCCCCAAAAGCGAGCGTTGTAAGGTCTGCCCGCACGCGACAGACCAGCACGACGAGGACGGCTTTTGCACGGTAGAGGACGGCGTGCTCGGATTCTGTAAATGCACGGCAGGGTCCATGAAGGGCACGGAGGCCGAGGACCCCCCGGAGGGCACGGTAGATGATTCCTGATGTCTCGGAAGCCTTATGGGATTGGACCGACGCCATTGAATTGCGGCTCCTCCAAAAAGGAACCACCGATTATCAGGCGTCCAAGACGCTCTTGGACTTGCCCTCTTTCCAGGGGCACTTGCAGCCGACGCCTCCGACAAAGCTATGGGTGAAGCCGGAAGGTCAAAGGACCTGGCAATGGTGGATGCTTTACACGACAGAGGATTTACCGGGAGGCTCGGAATTGGTCACACGCGACGGAAAACAATTTAAGGTCATGAGCAAAACGGCCTGGCCGAACGTGAAGATGTACGAGCTGGTGCAGATGCCGATACCTAAAACATGAGAGAGCCGATCAAAGTCATCGCGGATATTCTGGCCTCGGAGCTGGCCCTGCCAGCGGGCCAGATCATGCTCGCCTATGAGGAGTGGGACATCGAATCCACCCCCGGCCTCTTTATTTCTCTGGCCTACATCGGTGAGAAGGTCCTGGCCAATAACAATTACGCCGAGGCCGATAACGTAGGCGGGTTCATTGAGACGCAGGAAGTGGTCATGCGCCATGAAATCCAGATCGACATGATGAGCTTTGACGATTCGGCCCGGCTCAAAAAAGAACAGGTCGTGGCGGCTCTCCATAGCGTCGCCGCGCAGCAGGCCATGGACGAAAACAAGATCAGCATCGCGCGCATCCCGTCGGGGTTTGTGAACACTTCAAACCTCGAAGAATCCAGAATGCTTAACCGTTTCACGATCACGATCAGCGTGAGCGCGCTGCATTCCTTCACAAAGACGCCGCCCTATTACAACACGTTCAATCCCCCGGAGGTACATGCCAATGCCTAATCCAGCGACGCAAGAACTCAGTTTATCCAACGTCATTTCGATCACGATCCTGCCCACGCCTCAGAATTTGGGCGTGCCAAACATCAACACGGCGGCGTTGATTACTCAGGATCAACCCTCCTGGGCAGAGGACCAGGAATTCAAAATCTATACCAATGCCTCGGATGTGGCGGCTGATTTTTCCTTTGGGTCAAACGCGGCGGCTATTGCTGCTGCCTTCTTTGCTCAGATGCCGAATCCCCTCTCAACCGCAGGCTACCTCACGATTATCCCGCGCCTGATTGCGACCTCGGAAACCGTGCAGGAGGCCATCGTGCGGACCCTCTCGAAGGTCTATTACTTTGGCGTCCTGGTGGATACCGAATACAACGCGGACGCCTCGACCTTTGAAACCCTGGCGACCTACATCCAAACGCTCGATAAGATTTTCTTTTATGCGAGCTCGCACGCGGAGGACTACGCGCCCGCTGGCCTCTTGGATAACGTGCGCCTGGCGAGCGAAACCCATACCCGCGCCCTCTACTACAACAAAGGAGAGGACGCCATTGATACCCCGGCATTCGCCGCAGCCTACGCGGGCCGGGCTCTCTCCACAGACTTTTCAGGGTCGAACACGACAACGACCCTCCACTTGAAGCAGCTCGCCGGGGTCACGCCCGATCAGACCATGGATCAAACGGCTCTTGTTGCCTGCCAAGCCGCAGGCGTGGACGTTTACGTATCCGTGGCGGGCGTCCCTGGCCTATTCACATCCGGGGAAAATAGTTTCTTTGACCTCATCTACAACGAGTTTTGGTTTAAATTCGCGTTGCAGGCGGCGGGCTTTAACTACCTCGCCGGGACAGGAACCAAGGTCCCGCAGACAGAGACGGGGATGGAAGGCTTGAAAAACATCTACCGGGCCGTCTGCGAGCAAGCCAAATCCAACGCCTTTATCGGCCCCGGATCGTGGACCAGCCCGGACACCTTTGGCGATCCGGCCTCATTGGTACGGAGCGTGAAGGATCACGGCTACTACGTCTATTCGGCTCCGATCACCGCACAGCTTCAAGCCGACCGTGCCGCGCGCATCGCGCCGTTGGTTCAAATCGCCGTCAAGACGCAAGGGGCCATCCACCGCTCAAGCGTCATCGTGAACGTGAATCTTTAATGGCCCTCTTAGAAGATACGACGGTCAAGGTCACGATTGACGCCAAGCAAGCGGTCAAGGAACTGCGCGAGCTGCTGGTGGAATTCCGGGCGTTGGTCAAACGCGGTGAGAAGGTTGCCGCGAAATTGAAAAAGAAAAAGCTCTAAGGAGGCTCCGATGGGATCAGTATCGTTAACCGGCTCAGACGTTATCCAAATCGACGGACGCATTTTAAATGACCTGGCCGACCAGGATGCCGTCGTGCTCACGTTCCCAGAGGAGTTAGCCAAAGTCAAAGCCGCCAAGAACGGGAACACGATTTACGCCTTCAATAACATGGGGCGCTTAACCGAATGCACGATCCGCGTCCTGGTAGGTTCCGACGATGACAAGTATTTAAACAGCCGAATGCAGGGAATGATAAACGATTTTTCCGCGTTCGGGCTTATCACGGGATCGTTCTCAAAGCGCGTCGGGGATGGGGCCGGGAAGCTGGCCTCCTCCATTTACCAAATGACGGGAGGGATTTTTAAAAAGCAGATCGAAGGCAAATCCTCCTCGGAAGGCGACACGGAGCAGAGCGTCGCCATCTATACGATCTCATTCGGTAACAGCTCGAAGTCGATTCAATAGGGGGGTCTGAGTGGATGCTCAAGAATTCAAAATGCCAAGCGGGGCCAAGCTCGTTGTCTCCGTCTGCCCATTTCAGGACGCCAACGCCCTGCTGAAAGCCCTGCTGAAATCAGCCAAGGGCCTGCCCCTTCCTAAAGACCTTATGGAAGCGGACCTCTCCGTGATGAAAGACGGGCTGATAGCGGCTGCGACTTCGGATGACGTAGAGGCGGCGCTTTTCAAATGCGGCGAGCGGTGCGCCTATCAGAACGTCAAGGTCACGCCGGAACTCTTTGACGATAAGAACCTGGGGGAGCTGGCGCGAAAAGATTATTACGCCATCTGGACAAAGGTGGTGGAAGTCAATTGCACCCCTTTTTTCGCTCAGACCTTTTCCATGTTGAAGGCGCGCCTACAGACGAACGGAGATACCCCAAAATCTCCGTTAGCGCCGACGACTCCTTAGCCGTTGCCCTGCGCCTGGCCCGCGCGGGATATTGCGGAGGCGACCCGGAAAAGGTCATGCAGATGAAGGCCGATACCGTCATGGCGATGCTGGCCTACGAAAAGTTTCGCGACGATTATGAGCGGGCTTATATCGAGATGAACAAGGAGAGGCATTGAACATCGGAGAACTATTTGTGCAGTTGGGCGTGAAGGCCGATACCTTCACCGTCAAGGATTTTAGCCGCGCCATCGGCAATCTGCCCCTCTCCATAGCGTCGGCCCTCACCGCGCTAACGGGCATGAACCTGGGCTTTATTGCGCTGACCTCGCACACCTTGGACATGGCGAACAACCTGAGTTTGTTCCGTTCGGAAACCGGCCTATCGACAGACACCCTCCAAAGATGGCAGCAGACGGCGGCGAAAGTCGGAGTGTCGGGCGACGCCGTGACCAATTCCATTTTGGGAATCTCGAATGCCATCGTGCAGATAACTCGCTTTGGCGCGGCGGGGCCTGCCATTGCGTTCGGCAGATTAGGGATCAGCGATTGGGCGACCAAAGACCCCTTCCAGCTTTTGACGGAACTCCGCAGCCGCTACAAGACCATGGACCCTAACGAGTTTCGCGCCTACGCGCAGCAGATCGGCGTCGGCCCTGAGTTGACCCGTGTCTTTGATATGTCTCCGGGGAAATTCAATGCGTCCATGTCCTCCGGCCCGGCCATGTCGAACCGCGACTTGCAGACGATGGCTGATTTTCAAGTCGCCCTGGCCGCCTTTACCCTGGAAGTCCAGAAAGATTTTGTGCCGGTCCTGATCCAGCTCACCCCGGTCATGGCTGACCTGGCCAAGGCCCTCGGATGGGTCATTCAAAACTTTGGCGGTTTTGCGGTATCGGAAATCCAAGGGGCGAAGGTCATGGTCAACGACCCCAAACAATACGCGCAGAACCTTGGGACTGTCTTTGGATTTTTGGTGGATGAGATGAAGCGTGTCAATCCGAATGCGCTCACCGTGGCCATTACGCAGCATCTCGTAGGCACGGGGAACTCCGCTGAGGACCACCGTAAAGGCGCGGAACATCTCACGCGGGAGCTTACCAGGGCTGTCAAGCACATGAGCACGGAGAACTAATGGCTCTGACCGATATCCTCCCAGGCGGCGCGGGCTCCGTCATCAACCAGGCGGCGAGCTCCAAATGGAATCCCGTGAACATGGCGCTCAACGGGCGCGCGGCCTTGGACGAGATGGCCAATAACTATTTGGTTAAACCCGCCTCCGCTCAAGGCATCTCCGGGTTCCTATTCGACTACGACGGCGAGACGCAGATTGTGGTGGACGACGATATCACGGACCACTACACGGAATCGAACCGCTTCTTTCAGGACCATGACGCGCATAAGCCCATTGAGATCACGATGCGGGGCTTTGTGGCAGAGCTGGCGCAGAAAGCCCCTCAAGGAATCACCGGCGCGCTCTCGATCCTTCAAAACAAACTGACCACGCTGCCCTCTCTCCTGGGGAAGTACACCCCCGGCGCGCTCTCCAAAGTCCAGGGCGTCGTGAACTCGGCCACGAACACCGTCAATAAATTAGACAACCTGATTAGCCGGGCCAAGAATATCGTGGGCCTGATTGCGGGCGGCAGCGCGGCCCCTACCAAGCAGGCGCAAGCCTTCGGGAAGCTCATGGCGCTCAGGGATACCAGCCAAGTCTTTAATCTCGTAACCCCCTTTGGCCTCATGGCCGCGCGCGACCCTATCACCGGCAAGGCAGGCCCGCGCACCTTCGTCATCAAACACCTGGTTTTCATTCAGACGGACGAGACAAAGGATTGGGCCGATATCGCCGTCACCCTGAAAGAGGTTCGCTTTGCGGAAGTGAACTCCTCAGCCAAGGGGCAATCCCCCGCAGCCGCCCTCCAAAACAACGCCGGGCGCGCGGCCTTTCAGCGCATGTCTCAGACCATCAAAGGAAAAACCCAGGGGCTCGCCACGTCCTTTTCGAAACTCTCCGGGGCCTTCGGATGAACCTCATAACGACGATCACGGAGGACGCAGCTCAGAAGGTGAGCGTGGTCTTAGAGGACGGCACGCTCATGACCTTGGAGCTCCTATACCGTCCAGGCGTCCAGCGATGGTTTTTCAGCATCGCTCACCCCCTCCTCACCCTCTCAGGAATGATGCTGGCCGAGCATCCAAACCTCTTGCGGCCCTGGCGTAACCTGATTTCCTTTGGCCTGGCCTGCATGTCCTCCGACGGCTTAGACCCGGTAGACATCGCGGATTTTGCCAACGGGCGCATCCAGCTTTTTACTTTGAACGCCTCGGAGATCGGCCTGGTGGAGTCGGACATCTTGGAGGCCGTCGCATGAAATGGGGCCGGACCTATCAGATGATTATTCAAGGTGAGCTCCAAGAGTGGCGCGTGGGGTTCCCGTTCTCTTGCCGCTTCCAGGTGTCGGCTACCGGCACGCCGACCGCCAACGTGGGGCATTTCTACCTCTATAACATCCCTGAGAAAATGCGGAACGACATCTTGAAGGACATCTTCGATGACCCGCAATACCGGCAGATCAGTTTCATGGCGGGCTACGAATCCGAACCGCAGCTCCCCGTGGTATTCGTGGGCAACGTCTTTTGGGCCTACAGCTACCGGCAGGGGCCGGATTGGATCACGGAGATAAACGCCCTGGACGGCGGCTATGGGATTGAGGCCGGATCGGTTCACTACGTCGCGCCAGCCGGGACAGACTACCGCCAGATTTTGCGCGTCCTGGTCCAGGCCATGCCGAACCTCACCCCCGGAATCATCAGCCAGAATCTACCCCTGCCTGAAAACGCCAGAGGGATTTCCTTGGCAGGCCAGCCCTGGGCCGAGCTCATCAAGCGCATCCTACCCATCAACGCGCAGCTTTTTATATCGGATGAAGTGGTGTACATCCTGGCCCAAAACGAATACATCCCGAACGCGGGCGGGCTCACGGAAATCTCTGATGACACCGGCATGATCGGTTCCCCGCGCAGGCAAAACAATATGACCATCGCCACGCTCATCTTTGAGCCGCGTATCAAGTGCGGCCAGAAGATCACGCTGGTTAGCCGCCAGCCATACGCGGGCGACCATAAGGTGATGATGGTGGATCACCACGGCACGATCAGCCCGACCGTCTGCGATGACGCCGTAACCGTGGCGACCTTTTTCCGCAGCCCGACCGCTTTGGTCCAGGCGCAGGCCGAATCTACCTTTGGAGTGGCCGCATGAGCACGCTGACCCCCCCCACTCTCCACGACGCCATGCAGCTCTTGAAGCGGGACATCCTGACAACCTTGAACTGTATGAAGATCGGACAAATCGAAA